GTACTTCCTAATAAAAATTGGCATTTTTTCAAAATCTGTATAACTGACATTCATCAGTGTTGTAAGATAGTAGTATTCGTCAATTTGTCCTTTCCTATACTCAGAAGAAAGGGCGAAAAAATTCAACCCCAAAACCAACGTTGACAGCTAGTTTTTCTCCTGATGGGGCTATTACAACTCGGACCATGTCCAATCTCGGTTCATTTTCGTTCAAGAACTTTCTGATATGTTTAGAATCCATAATCGGCAAAGATTCGATGAACTTTGCGATTTCCCCTTTGTCCGTAGTTCCGTTGACCTCAACAATTTGTTTGTTCAATGTCCAAGTAATCTTTGGAGCAACTCTTCCTTGTGGATATGTTTCTACTTGTTTGTCAATGTCCAATATCTCACCATAACTGAGCGGTCTCAATTTTACTGTTGAGTTTGTTTTTGGAAGTTGTACTGTAAATGTCCCGTCTTCGTTTGGTTTTTGACCCTCAATTGTTGAAAGTTGGTCTAACATAACGGTTGCGTTGAAGGGATTACCAGTTTTGGGGTCTTTAAGGGATAAAGACATTTCGGGTCCGAATCCTGTGTTTCTCAAAAATACCAAAACAGCTTCTACATCACCTTGAAGTAAATCTTCAATTCTTACATCTGGTTCGTAGATTTTATTTCTGAGTAGTGTTATAGTCAGGTCGTTTCCACCCGCCATCAAGATGTTTTCATCTTGAGCGGTCAAATACCCTACTTTAAGTGATTTCTTTTTATTCTTATAAAACACTCCACCAGAAGGTAAAGGTACCACGTCATGTGGTAGTGTCATCTCTCTTTGTCCGTATTCTCTTGATTGGTCTTGCATAAAAAAAATTAACCGTATAGTTTAGTCCTATACGGTTAAATATAATTAATTTGTTTTTTTTATAAATACTATTAGTACACAAGAACACATCTGTCCATTCTGAGTGTCGCTGTGATTGTTGCAAGTCCGTCCGTATTGTATGCTAGGTTGTTGAAGTTAACATCAGACAAGAACGTTCCGTACAAAATCCACTTTTCCACAACAACTCCTGTTGGGTCCAACATCTCGAGGTCAATATCTTTCTTATAACCTGCAGCGTAACCCATACGACCTGTTACTGATTCAGCGTGTAAACGAACCCACTCCATTAGAGCTTGAGCTGCAGATGGTCCAATTGGGTCTCTGAATGTAACGTTTAAGGTTTGCCAAGTGAATCTTCCTGCAACATACGTAGATGTGTTCAAGAAAGGGATTTCAGTTGCCACAATTGTGATGTGTGGTCTTGCAGTCGATTCTACAAACCACTCATTAATACCCAAGCTCGAAGGAAATCTTAGAATGAATCGATTCTGACGTTTCGGTTCGTAAGGTATTGGCATTTTCATCAGTAAATCAGCCATAATATATTAGATTTTGTTTTCTTTGTTTATTACCTATAAATATAGGGTTATTGAAAATATTTCTATTTACTTCAATTTTTAAAAATGATATCGTTAACTCACTTCTTTTTTTGTTCCACCAGCTGTAGAATATGTTTTAATAGCATCTGGTTTATTTTCAAAATGTTTTTTCATTACTTCTATATTTTTAGGGTCGTCATCTGAAAAACCTATTACTGGTTTATTAGGTACAAACTTATTTCCTACATCTTTTTTGAGGAATGCTTTTTTATTAAGAATCGCAGCCATACTTTTTATATAACTCACAAAATCATCCATCGCAATGACCTTTAATTGTTCAGGACTTGCAGCACTCTCTTCATTCCCAAAAGAAACTGGATGGTATTTGTTCAACTCCAAATAAGACCTTATTAATTCTTCATCAGTTAGATTTTCTTCGTCTGTGAAACTTCTATACTTTCTAAGATTCTTTAATAGTTCTCCTTTATTTATACCTTCGTAATCGTTTATGATATAGTTATAAACCGCTTCTTTGAGTATATTTGGATTATGACCACGAGCTGTGATAATTGCAAAAATTGAACCATTATTTATAGACTCAACAAAATCTTTCCATGCTGGTCCTGGCTTTGCGGACATTGCATCAATCAAAAATTGTTTATCACCTTCACGTCTAAAAAACTTGAATGGTTCATCGGAGTAACCAACAATTGTGTGACCATTGTAATCAAAATCTTTTTTTCCTATTTGCTGTCTGTTTTCAGCAAAGTCCTCAGTACTCATACCGACCTCTTCACCCTCATCATCTTTTACTAAAATCTTAGTTGGCATGTGAACAATATTGTCGTCCCAATCGAAAGCGTAATACTTTAACTCTGGAGTTTTCTCATCAATAAAAGCCTCTAAAACAATTCTTCTCATAGGAAATTAAAAAAAGGGGGGATTTTGTCCCCCCCTCTTATATTAGATATTTTCGAAGGATGCTCCTGTTGGAGTTATAAAGAATTCAATTTCTATGAACTCAAGTGCCTTCGTAGGTTTAAGGTAAACTTTACCTGAAAGTGTGTTTCTATCCAAATCTTCAGGTGAAGAAGAAACCGTTACACGGAAATCGTAAAGACCTCTGTCTCTTCTGATACCATCTAAGATTGGGTTAACCGAATCTAAGAACTGTTGTCTAACAATTTGGTCGTTCTGTTCGAATAACAATCTAACAGCCACCGCTGAAATTAATTTACGAGCTTGTAACAACAATCTTCTTACATTTAATCTATTGAGTGCAGAGTCAGCAACTTGTAATGTTTTATTACCCCAAATAACTGTTCCTACATCAGCAAATGTTGCGATAGGGTTGATTCTTCCTTGATACAATGTATCTCTATCTTCTTGAGTCAACTTCACTCTCGCTTTGATTGAATCAACAAGACCCCTCGTATAACCCGCCGAAGCGAACCATGGAAAAGCAATATTATCAGTTAAAGCTAAGTTTCTACAAACCTCACCCGTTGGTGGTAAGTATATTTGTGTATTATTAACCGTATCTCTTGTTAGAATCCAAGGATAGTATGTTGCAGTATAGTTAGAATCAATTCCTGTATTGTCCAAATTATCAACAGCTTCTTGAGGATAAATTATATCCAAGGAGTTTGTTCCGTCAGGTGTATACATTAAGTAGTCAGGAGTTGTTGCAATATATACAGAGTCAGCTCTTGAGAATTGTACCATGTCAATTGCCTCTTCAACCAAGTTGGAGTTATTTACATAATCAATTGATGAAGTTGCGAACACGTTGATGTTAGTTGATTCAGGATTTGCAAACGTTAGGATACCAAGCAAATAAGCGTAGTAGTCAGTGTTTGCGAAATCTTGTGTATTATTCTGAACAACAATTCTCTTGAATAAACCTTGTCCTGTTGCTGTTGGGTATCTTTGAGAAGGTGAAGAACCTGCCAAATAACCGTTTGAACCAAGTTGGAATCTATCCTGATTTGTTCTGAACTCTCTATAGATATCCCATCCATCAAAACCACCTGCAAAACATGTAGTGAACTTTCTTGAATAGATGAAGTAATATGGATTCTCTTGTGTCTCTGGGTCGCTTCTAAAATCAGCGGTTCCGCACTCGAAAGCGGTTTCACCACTAGTCAAGAAGCTGTTTGCAATTGTAACAACCGTAGCACCTGAGTCCATGTGGAAACCTTTTGAAAGTACATTCCATCTAGCCCCATCAACAGGTAATGCTGAGTTAACCCAATCGATAGGATTTTGAGCTCCTTTGTAAGACAAGAAAGACTCATCAATACCAATCTGAGTAGAGAAACCGAGATAACTTCTTCTAACGATATCGCCAGGAGATTCTACAGTATTACTTCCACCAGTACTTGTACCGAAAGGAGGATTCAAAATAACCTCACCAGGAAAATCATACTTAGTTTTATATTTTATATAGGGAGAAGGATTCACTGTTACATCACCGTATTCTCTTTGTCTATAACCATAGAATCCACAAGGTAAAGCATCAATAGGAGCTTCATCCGCCATCTCAACCATGATATATTTTGAAAGTAACGCGTACTCACCATTTGAAGTACCGATTTTAACACCTATGAAATTATTATCATCAGGGTCTAAGTTACAGTTAGTAAACTTCTCAATCACAATCGGATTAGCATCTGTATCAAAGAAGTTTCTTACAAGTATATCGAAAGACATATTGTTGAAAGAAATATTCGTGATTGAAACTTTGATTTCAGTGTTAGCTAAATCACCATCAGATATAGAAATTAACTTGAATAAATTATAAACTTTATTACCTCTCAACTCAGAAACGAAGAAAGGAGTTTCTGGTGATTTGTATTGAGTAACTTTATAAGCAATAGATTGAGGGTTTTCACTTCTAGCACCAGGTAGAGCAATCAAATTACAATTTAGACCACGAATATAACCTTGATTATATGCGTAAGCTAAACTACTTGGATATATTTCCTCTACAAACAAAGGAACCTCAGTTCTAGATTTACCAAAATTATCAACACCCAAAACTTTAGTTAAGAACTTCGATGAAGAAGCCGCTAAAGAAGTTTCGAATGAGAAAGTATCATTATCATTAGTGATACCTGAAATCAAGAAACCAGCGACGTTGAATGGGTCATTTGTAATTCCTGAATACTGATTTGAACAAACAAGCACAACATCAGTTAGACCAGTTACCTGATAAACAGGTCCGTGATTATCACTATCTGCATCATTTGTGAATAAGGAAATACCTCTCGAACGAAGTGTAGCAACTACCATTCCATTATATTCTCCGAAAGCAGTTCCTGAGAAATTATAAGACATACCTGTTATAGTACCCACAAAGTTTGAATTACCATCACCTGATAGACTTGATACAGTATAATACCAAGAATATCCCGAATAATTGTCTGCAGAATAATTACCGAAATTAGCGTAATACCAAGCGTCATTACTTGCCGCTGTCAAATCGTTTTGAGCCAAATTTACAGAGTCACAAGCATATTGATTTGTAACCGCTGAAAATTGGTCAACAACATTCCAATAATCTGTCTCATCAATTGCACCGTAAAAAACGGAAGTTGTTGAGGATAAAGATGGTGTATCTAAAATTAAACCAATTTGTGATGATATATCAGCAAAGATAGTAGACGTACTACCATCAGCCATTCTATATTGTTGGAATAGTTCTGCAGTTACCGCTGGAGGTAGTGACCCTGTTGTAAAACTAAATGTATTACCTGTTGAGTTACCCTCAAAATTAACTGTGAAAGCCGTTCCGACACCTGTAGACAAACCGATAGTTGTAGGGTCTACATTTGCATTTACAGTTATACTCCACGAAGGACCCGCATCATAACCTGACAAACCGAGCACCCTTGTAACGAACAATTGGTTTGATTGTTGTAAATAAGACTTAGCGATGTAAGCCGCCTCATATTTTGGGATTTGTGTATTCACAAATTTAGTTGGTTCAGAACCACCGAAGTAGGCCTGAAACTCATCGTAATTTGTTATAAAAATTGGTTCGAAAGCTGGACCCTTAATTGTCTCACCAACCAAACCTAAGGTTGTAACACCGACACTCTGTGCCACGAACGATAAGTCCGTCTCAGAAGTATAAACACCAGGTGATACAAAAACTTTTTGATTAACTTGTGCTGTTGCCATTATTAAATTATTCTATTGCAGATTTATTTTATTGATAAATATTCATATCAAGATGAAAAAACTTGACTTTTGGATATCTATTTGTAAACGGTGAGAATTAATTCTACCTTTTTTCTACCATGAAAATAAAGAAGGAAATAAAGAATATAAAAATTGACCCTGCAGTACACGAAACCTTAAAAAAGTATTGTGACAAAAGAGGTCTAAAAATATATAAGTTCTTGGAACAAATTATACTTGAGAAGTGTAAAGAAAAGAAAGACTTGTACGGGGAAGATTAAACTAAAGTGTTGTCGAACTGTATCGAAGCTTCTTTCGTATTATCATTTTTCACAACCACAATCCTCAACAAATCGTTTGTGGTTATTTCAATTCTATTAACATTCGTACCAAAATAATAACCGTTGATGAATACATCATAAGATTGAACGTTTGTTGAATTAGCCCAATTCATATTAGCAGTAAAATCAATATACTCTTCCAAAATATTATTACCAACGACATACAAAAAGTTAGATAAAAATTCATCAGGATTCTTTGGCCATTTTTCAGCTTTTTTCATCCTTGTCGAGGTGTCCATCTCGAAAACCAAACTTGTTCTTGCAACCGCGGGTTTGATTTCAAACTCTTCTTCATCTATCAGATATCCCATCATCAGAAAATCATAATTTTGAACATAGTATTTTCTTGAATCAATATTCATTTGACCTTCTTCGGAGATATTTGTTGAAATTATTGGAACGTATTGGCCCTTGATAAAAGTATATGCCTGACGAGAAGCAAATTTTTGCATCACAACTTTGTTGAACTGATTCAACTCTCTCATCCTATTACAAACTATTTTAACATTATATGTGATATCAACAGGAACAGGTTGGGGAATAGTATATATATCCATCCCTTGTACATTACCATTCCAAGTCGGAACCGAAGCATAGTAAAATTGTTTTCTATTCGGTATGTTATAAATTAATGCAGGATTTGTACCATACTTTACCTCAGGTTGTCTTACAACTGTTATGTATGGTGGTTCCGCATTAAAATCAAAATTAACAAATTGTGCGGTTTCAACATACTGACTCCAATTCTGTGTTGTCAAAATTATATCAACCATCGGAACGATTTTTCCTGCAGTGACAACTTGTAATTCTTCTTTAACAAAATCCAACATACCTTTATCTAAATCTGCATGAAGAACGGATTTAGGTAAGTAAGTTCCATCTTTTTTGATGTACTCCAAAAGTTGCTCCCTTCGTGCAGATAAAGTTTTTTTCGGCACTAAAGGAAGAGTTGGTTTTATTTGTTTAGGAAATGGCATTTATAATAGTTTTTATATTCCTCTGAACTCATTTTCACTCACGTAAGTGGCCAAAACCGTCCTGTAGAATGGTTTGTATCCACCATAAGTGTGTTTATTATCTGACCTTACGTATCCATCATCTGCAACAACGTAATATCTTACTCTATCTTCAGTTTCATAATATCCGATATAGTCCCCCATGAAAATCTCAACACCCAAATCCTCAAGAGTTTTTTGATAAATTGAGAACCTCATATTACCAGGTTCTTGTTGTTCAATTTTAGAAGTACCAATAAACTTGTTTGTCGGAGTGGAAACTTGAACATATCCTTTTAACTCCACAGGAGCTAAAAACTGAATACCATCTTCCAATACCTCACCATAAACATCATCAGTTTTAGTTTTATATCTATCGATTCTATAAAGAATAACCGTGAAGTTCATGTCACCAATCAACCACTCCTCGCCCATATCAATATCGAGAGCATAATCCTCTCCACCAAAGAATTTACCAAGTCGAGTTATAGGAACTAATTTATCCATATATTGATAAATACTTTTAGATTTATTATTATTAGTAATAAAAAAACTTATGATACGACCCCCAAAGAAAATTTACCTAGCAAAAAGTCCAATTCACGGAAAAGGAGTATTTGCTTCAGAAAAAATATTCATAAACGAGGTTTTTGAAATATGTCCTTACTTAGACCTTGAAATACCCAAAGGAATTTCAAGTGCCACTTTAATAAATCACAGATTTAACTGGCCACAAGGAAATAGCAATTGGGACAAACAAGTCGTTGGTCTCGGGTTTTCAAGTTTCTATAACCATAGCAATAAGCCAAATGCAAGCTGGAGGTCGAACCACGAATTAGACGCATTTGAGTTTTATGCCTTGAATGAAATCTTACCCGATGAAGAAATATTTGTCTGGTACGGAGGTGATGACTACTGGAATGACGGAAGGTCTGACACTAAAATAATTTAATGAGTAGTAATCTTTCATTAGAGTCAAGAGCAATAACACATTTGGAAACCTACGATGGCGCCAACAACTACATCTTGTCCTTAAAAAGGAAGTTTCAAACGAACAAAAGGTTTTACCCAACAAGAGCTCAGTCTCAATACATAATTGACAATCACGACCAAAACCCCAAAGTCGCAAGAAAGTGGGTAATACTCGATTCATACTTTGCACAAAAATTAGCGGATGATAAATTATACACCGAAATACCCAAAAAAGTTTGGGTAGAAAAAATATTGGCAGAAAAAGATAAAGCGTTTCATATTTGGGGAAGGGTTTGGGAAACAGAAGAACTCTACGATTTTTGGTTACCTAAGGCGTCAGTGATAAAAGACAACACTGTGAAAAATGTGGTAATTAATTATGACAAATATTCCAATAGACCACCACTTAATCATCAGAAAGAATCTATACAAAAATTAGTTGAAAACAAAAAGTTCATTTTGGCGGATGATATGGGGTTGGGAAAAACCACCTCAACAATTATAGCCGCTTTGGAGACAGGAGCAAAAAAAGTTTTAATCATTTGTCCTGCAACTTTAAAAATAAATTGGAAAAGAGAAATTGAAAACTATACCGATAGGTCAGTGTATATTTCGGAAGGTAAAAGTTTTAGTACAGAACACGACTTTGTTATAATAAATTATGATATATTAAAAAACTTCCATGACTCGAAAAAGAAAGATGATTCACAGATTCTTAGAGCCGGTTTTGATTTGGTGGTTATTGACGAAGCACACTATATTAAAAACGCTCAAGCGCAAAGAACGAAATTAATAAATGACTTAGTAAAAAAAGTTGACAGACTTTGGTTACTAACGGGAACACCCATGACATCAAGACCTATCGACTATTTCAATTTATTGAGTTTGGTTGATTCGCCTGTTGCCAAAAATTGGATGGCTTATGTAATAAGATATTGTAGTGGATATCAATTCAAGGTAGGTGTGAGAAAAGTTTGGAATGTTATGGGTGCCTCAAACTTAGAGGAACTCAGAGACCGTACTTCAGGACTGACATTAAGGAGATTGAAAGAAGACGTATTGGATTTACCTGAAAAAATAATTACCCCAATATATCTAAGACTCAAATCAAAGGACTATGAGGAAGTAATGGGTGAATACTATAATTGGTTAGATAAAAAACCAGAAGAATCAAAATCATTGACAGTACAATTTACAAAACTCACAAAGGTTCGCCAAATTATTGCTAATGAGAAAATCGACCAAACAATTGAACTTGCCGAAAACATCATAGAACAAGGAAAAAAAATAATCATATTCTGTAATTTCACCGAATCATTAAACAAAATCTGTGAACATTTCGGTAAGACCGCAGTCAAAGTTGATGGTTCTCTATCCAAAGGGGAAAGACAACTAAGTGTTGATTCATTCCAAGACAACGATAAGATAAGAGTCTTTGTTGGTAATATAAAAGCCGCTGGTGTCGGATTAACCCTCACCGCAGCCGAAGCTGTGATTATTAACGATTTATCATTTGTTCCTGGTGACATGAGTCAAGCCGAAGACAGAGCTTACAGATACGGACAAAAAAATAACGTTTTAGTATATTATCCCATTTTTGAAAACACAATTGAAGGAATCATCTACGCAATTGTGAATGATAAGAAAAAAAACATTTCAACTGTATTAGGTGACCATGTAGATTCCTCAGATGCTGCAGAAGAAATATTAAAAAGAATAAACGAGCTGAGGAAATAACAAAATATTGAGTTATTTATAATAACGAATAACTCACAAATATGCAGAATACAGAAAAGAGGATTCAACAAATTGAAAAACAAATTCAAGAGAGACACATACAAAATGAAAAGTCCTTGTTGATTACAGAAATGAAAAAAATCGGAATAGAGAAATTACCTTATTCCTACACAGCCCTGAAACAATTCATTGACCCCGAGACAATGAACTTCCATTACAACAAACATTACAAAGGGTATGTTGATAAACTTAACGATGCGTTGTCAAAGAAAAAGAAGGGTGATGTTGATTTAGAAAACATTATCAAGAATATCGACAGATACGATAAAACAATCAGAAATAACGCTGGTGGTGCTTTTAACCACGCACTTTTTTGGAACATGCTAACACCTAAACCAAAAAAATTGGAAGGTGAACTATTCGAAAAGATAACTAAAGAATTTGGTACCTTTACTAACTTCAAGAAAAAGTTCGAGACTATTGCTAAAGATAGATTTGGTTCTGGTTGGGTGTGGCTTATACTAACACCAAAAAACCAACTTAAAATTATGTCTACCCCAAATCAAGACAATCCTTTGATGAACGTAATTGAGGGGGGTGGGTTTCCTCTCTTAGGGTTAGATTTATGGGAACACGCATACTATTTGAAATATAAAAACAAAAGAGACGAGTACATATCAAACTTTTGGAAAGTAGTCAATTGGGAGTTTGTGTCTAAACTTTTCGAAATGAAAGTTGAAACGAAATTACTTGAACAAATTGAGTTCAAAAAATTGATTGATGAAAAAGACACCGCCCAATTTTGTTCAAAGGACGATGTTTCGGTATACAAAGAAATCCTGTTCGATGAGACTATGAAAAGGATATACATCAAAGCAATTACCAATTCTTTGAGAAAAGTTTTCGGTGATGCTTGGGCGGAACAAACGAATGATACTATGTCTGGGTTTTATAATTTGGAATCTGAGGGCAGGTCTGTTTTGAACAATCTTAATACCAACCATAACACTTTCTGTTTAATGGTAAAAGCGGTTAACAATCTAATTCAAGGAAGAGGTAAACCAGAAAAAATCTTCAATTTTTACGATGAAAAGAAAAGAACACCTCAAGAAATTATTCGTTTCGGTAAAGCTTTGGATTATTTTGCAAACAAACTTTATTCGAAAGAAAACTCTGAGTTCATCAATATCCTTAAGGTTTTGTTGAAAACTTGGAAACGTGGGGAGGATTCTGAAAACAGTGTATTGAAAAAAATTGATTTATATTTTGAAGGTGACGCTACAATCGAAAAAACTAGTGGTGCGGGAAAAAAATTGGATGCTATCAAAGGTGTTGATTTAACTATCACGATAAACGACAGAGTCCACACATGTCAGGTCAAACCTTACAATTATTTCAAGACAGCTAAAGACACATATATAATTTTCACAGATGCAGATGTGAAAGAATATAATGTGAATTGGATGATATTTTTCCAAACCAAGTCTAATCACGTTTTGATTTTCAAAAACGATTGTAAAATATTGAACGGTCGTTACATATTCCCAAAAAATGCTTTATTACACGAAATTGAATAAAGAATATATTTATAGAATATGGCGGCAATTCCAGAACCAGAAAGGTCACGACTTTATACAAGAATCAAACACCTATTAGGTGCTCCTCTAAGAAGTGTTGAACTTACTGACGAGATGTTAGACTCTTTGGTTGAGCTATCGCTCGGAGATTACGAGGAGTATGTTCTTCAATGGCTCATTGATAGTCAATGGGTAAACTTGGTCAATTTGAACATGAATGAAAGGTCTGTTGCTCGTGCTCTCATCACAAGGACGATGGATTTTGAACAACAGTTCAGCTACTCTTATTCCAAAATTGTTGGTCTACAAACAGAGGGTCCTTGGGTCCTCAAGAAAGACTATTTTATTCTTGAAGCCAACAAACAAGATTATGAAATACCTGCAGGTCGTGAGGTAAATGAACTTTTATGGTTCAGTAACCAAGCTTGGACCGCCTTCGGACTCGGAGGTTTAGGTGGTTTTGGATTTGGTGGGATAGGATTAGGTGCTAACGAAGCAGGTTACGCCCAAATGGGATATCAAGGTTCTTACTTTATGATGTCAGGTTTTGACTATCTCATAAGAATGCAAGAAGCAAATATCCTAAACAGAATCTTAGGTGGTTCCTTAACTTACAGAATTACAGGATTACCTGACGGAAAAAAGATGATTCATCTTTACAACACGCCTGGTGGTAAGTTCAATTGGTCAAATTACAATTTATACGTAGGAAAAGCCGTTTGGTATTGGTACTATGATGTAGAACCTGACAGCAGAGCCGATTGTTTGAAAAACAATCCAGATGTTATCAAATTACCAACAGATGTTCCAATCTCAGAATTGAGTTGGGAGGATTTGAATGTTCCAGGTCAGCAATGGGTAAGAAGATGGTTCACCGCTTATTGTAAAGAAACTCTATCAAGAGTTAGAGGAAAATATTCAGGTAACCTAAAAACACCAGATAGTGAAATCACAATGGATTACGCTAGTTTAGCAACTGAAGGTAAAGACGAAAAATCAAAGTTACTTGAGGAATTGATTGGTGAGAATGGTTGGTTATCAAGATTGAGACCCGAAAAAGTAATGGAGAGGGAAGCTAATATTGCCGAAAACTTGAATAAACAAATGAGGTTTAGAGCAATGCCCCGTCAAATATATGTAATTTAATTTATGGCAATTGTAAGAACTATTCCAGCAAAAAGAATCATCAACGGTAACATAGTCAATACTTCGGAAATTTCTGTAGTATCAGAATTAGATTATAGAACACATGGAGAATCTAAAATTATCGTGAGAGGAATTGCTCATTCGAATGTGATTTTGGATTCCTCTACAACAGACCACATAGTTATCAAAGCCATGACAAGGGTAATAATTTTACCTGATGTAAGTAAAATCGATGAAGAATATGATGAACTTATTTTAGATAAGTTTGCTTGTGTTGAGTTCTTATTCGCTAACGGCCACTGGTATATATTGTCATCAGACGGTTTGAAACAATCCTAATTTTCCTTCCCAATCTTTTTCAGCAAGTTCATAGATGTAAGTAGGTTCTAAACCTCTACGTTTCCAATAGTCCAATTCTTGTTCTGTAATTTTAAGAACGTCTTCTTCTAACTTATCTTGGTCATCCTCTCCGAACGGCATACCATTAATCAACTCACACTGAGCAGTTGTAAAAATACCTCTGTTCTCAGGGTCAGCAACAATCAAACCATCCCTAACCTCTTGTTTAAACACAACCAATAAAGGTTCGATTCTTTTATTGAAAGTGGCTATTGCTCTCGGTACATTATAATCCCCCGTAAGATTTGGGTTTGATTCAAAAGTACTTGGGTCTAACATATAACAATTTACAATTACTCCATCTTCAACCATTTTAGCTTTAGGGTTCTGAGTTTTGTTATATTCATTTAGGTCCTTGATTTGTTTAGCCGTCATCTTCTGAACATCACCCTGAGAACCTTTCTTACCGTTATTAACATACATTATTACATCACCCAAATTTACACTTAGATTTTGTTGAATTGCAAGTTCCATATGTGCCATCCGAGACATACTATTTCCCGCTTTGGTTTTCTGTGTTAATCTTTTCTTATAGTCATCTAAAGTCAATTTGACTTTAGCTCTTTGAGCAATTTGAGAAAGTGGAATCTTTTGGTCAAATATTACTTTGAGATACTCGTAATAGTATTCGATAAAATCTTTTCCTTTACCTTCAAGTAACATCTTGATACCCTTATCTAAGAACGTTTCGATATACAGTGGAAGCTTCTTTGATTTAATGGAATTGCCAGTCAACTTTATCTTCCCTTTTGCATCCATGACCGCATAATTTTTTCTGGCAAGGTTTATACATGAAGGCCAAACGCCATCCGTATCTAAAGCCATTTCCCCCCTCATAAAGATGTCATTATATTCAGCTACATCAGCATCAGGGCCGTTGTATTCTTTTCCAACCTTGACCTTCCAATTCAATCCTCGACCAATATACCTATGTGTATCAACGTCGTCAGGACTTGAAAAGTTTACACCGTCCGTATCCATAACGAGCGGGGTATAACCTTTACTCATGAAAAACTTAATCATTTGACGGAGATACTGTCTACCCGTACAAGTAATCTGTTCTCCCATATACATGTCACCCCACGCAAAAACTTGTGGAGCAGATAAGGCACCGAACATCGAGTTGATAAAAATCTTGATTGGTAATTGTTTGTTTGAATATGATACAGATTTTTGTAAGTCAGTTTTTTCAAACTCTTCAGCAAGTTGTTTATACCTGATACGGGTATCACGGAAATATTTAAGCATTCCTTTCATGGCTCCTGAGACATCACATTGGGGGAACACGTCATGGACAAGTTGTATAGAAGGATAAAGAGAGGAGAAGTCAAGTTTGAGAACATTCTTTGAGTAACCAACTTTTAGTAGACGAGAAAGTCCACCGACAAAATCTGTCTTCTGTTGTTTTTCGGGGATAGCCAAGTTGTGTTTGTATGACCAAGCTAACATAAGCATCTTCCAAAGTGTTGCAGTACCCATAGTAGCAACTCTTTCATATGTCGTTGGAATCATAGAAGCGAGAAAAAACGACGCTTGGTTGAACTCTTTATCAACCGCCAAGGTTTCTTCTAAGTCATCATCAAGATATCTTTCAACTAAATTATCGCCTGTGGTCTTAATATATACACCAGGAAACTTTATATCCAAATCCGCATACTCAGAGGCCTTTTTATATTTTCCATTTTGAGTATTTAACCAATACTCTTCCTTAGCTGCATACATTTTTCCGATATCCGTGTGGTCGATATAAACACGGTCAGGAGCTTCTTGACCAATATATTTTGTAATATACTTAAGACCGGCCGCTTTTATGTTAGAATTGATGGCCTGAGCCCTTCGAACCGCATGAATAATATCAATCACATTATAACCCCAAATTGAAGTTTGAGTGAAGTCCTCAACCTCGTTTGCTAACTTCAAGATTGTTTCTTTTCTTGTGTATGAATGTTGTGGATGTAATGATTTGATTGATTTTCTCAAATCGATACCCAATCTTTGACCTCTTTCAAATAACCAGTGCCAGTCGAAGTTTGCGGAATTGTACCCACCAATGATTGATGGTTTGATTTCGTTAATAATATTGAAAAACTCGATAATAGCACCTTTTTCTTGTGACTCATCAAGACACTCAATTACCTTATGATAACCTTTGTTTGTTTTGATTCCTATCATAAAGATTCGACCATCTTTGGGGTCAAGAGCGTTAGTCTCTAAGTCAAATACGAGACGAGTAACTTGGTCGTAGTCATCATATCCTTTGAACAATCTTTTTTCTTTAGAGATAAAATACTGTTCTACTGGCGGTAAAATCATAATTCTATCCTTCGCTTTCTCACCCCAAGGGTCACAACCACCATCTCTAAAAAACTGAATCAATTCTCTATATCCTTTGAGAGATTTTACCATGAAGGTCAAACCTTTCTCAAGTCTTTCATCACCTTTGGTTTCAAGTTTTTCAATAACAATACCATATTTTGACATACCCTCTTTTTGGGCCATTTTGGAATCATTATAAAAGTTCAGCCCACGTAAATCTCCAACCCACGCGAAAGGAACAAAAGTATCCTTTCGGATTTCTTTTCCTTTACCGGGTTCTTCTTTGATTTTGAAAATGGAATTAGATGCGTAGTCAAACTCAATTGCAACTATAAAAGGTTCGGGGTCATTTCCTTGCAGAAATGATTCAATTTCTGTGTTAGATATCATATCAATTTTGTTGGGTGGTTTATTAGCTTTCACGCTTTGGTGAAATTTACCTTCCTCAATAAATATAAAAAATTGTGAGATTATAATCAACTAACAACAAGCGGTTTCCGAAATGAAACTTTCTTGAACATTGATATAAAGTTGTTCTCTAAGTGGTAGAATCAAATTACCTTCATCGTTTTTAATCAAAAATTGACCCACATATCTACCAACTTCATTTGTATCCCTTTTTGTAAACTTGAAATAAATATAATATTCAGGTGGAGCACCTAAGTCCAAAATTAAATTGACAAACTCACAAGGTGCAGATACCACTTTAGGAATACCTGTTTGTTCGTTAATCATTGTAAAAAAAATTGTTGACACGGGAATATCTTCCATAAGTTGGATATAACCAGCGCGACCGTCTTTTACAACTTGCATTTTTAAAACTGGAAGTGTGGCGTTTTGCTTGATAAAAAATTCCATAACAATAAATATATTGTTATGACTCTTTACGTAATTCTCTTTGGTAATGTTCGAACCTGTTGTGTTCAGTAGGTGTTAATAATAGTAAACCACTAGATAAATCACCTTTCTTCGTCAACTGATACATATGGCTCATCCACGTTTGTTCAAATGGATGTGCCCAAGTTGTGTCTAAGAACATTTTTTTATTACCGTCTCTACTCACAATCTGAGGCCAATTACAATAATAAACTTCACCACAAGCATATGGTACACCTTTATAACTCAGAATCTTTTCGAAGGTTGTTTTTGGTGCGTTCGGGTCTAATCCCATTTGTGGAAGTCTTGGGTTAAATGGCCAAAATTTTGTTCTTACATCCTGAGGAACATTGTACCAAGACCACTGAGTTCCATTATCACCATAAAACTCAGAATAATTCAATTTAATAAAATCGAAGTTTTCTTTTTTTACAATTTCTAAAGATTTTGTATAAAGGTTTTGAACGTATCGGTTGAATCCATTTCTACATACTCCTTCGTCAGGGTAGAAGAACATATCATCTTCAAAAAATAAATAATAGTCTAAATCCGTGTCATTGAAGTGTTCTGCTATAAATTGTCTGCCACCACATATTCCCAAATTATCTTTTTTAATATGTTCAAATCCGTATTCGTCACACAATAATTTATATTCACCAAAAGTTGATTCATCACTCGAGTTGTCTAATAGGAACTTTTTTGTTTTATTTATATAATCCTTATCATAAGCCAACATAGAATCAATCAATGTCTTGAATTGTTTGGGACTATTGAAAGTTATAACATACAAACCAACTTTATTTATATCCAATTTGTTGACACTCTTAACAACAGACTCACTCTTTGGTTTCAACTCATCGTTCTTCAAATCCTCAAAAAATTTTCCAATTAGACCATTTCCTTCTATTTCAAAGTAGTTTATCAAATCGGCATGTTTGTAAGTCATTATTGAGAAGATTGACTCTTCAGTACCCATCAACCCGTTTGATAAGGTGTCTTTCATCAAGCCATAATAAATTGAGTTGATATCCGAAATCGAATCTTTTGGTCCACCGAAAAACCCCCCTCTTGCAACTTTGTTGACCTTCGCACCCGCTAAACTATTCAGTTGATTATACTCAAATCCATGTATTTCGTTGTTCGCGTCATATGGGAAACATATGAATGAAAACTTTGAAATATATTTCGAAAGTTTGTCAATCACTTTGTCATGTGTGAAATAACCCGGATGAACAGTATTTGTTATACCTCCGTCTATCCAAAATAAATGTTCAGAATCGAATCTATCCATAATCTTCGCATCATGTAAAAGATAAACCTTGGACATAACCAAAGGATTATAATTTTCCAACTTAGCTTGCGTCGAATCTTTCAACCAACCAGACATATTGAACCAATCTGAATTTGTTCTAATTTCTTGAATCTTATGGAAAAACTCATTCTCTCTAAACCAAGATAAGTCTCTGAATATGAATTGAGTTTTGGAAATATCTCTTCTGTCTAAAACAAATTGTTCCAATTCCCTACTACCGAATATAATCAGATTACAATCTATCTTTAATAATTGTTCAAACTTATCTAAATAATGTTTGTAAGGTCTTGACCATCCCTCAGAAAGCTCAGACCTACCAATATCCCATATACCAGTTACTAAAGTAATATTACTCATATATCCTATTGAATTCTTCTAAGATTCTAAAGAAACTTTTATTGTTTTGAAACAACTCTTCAGATGTACCTCTCGGTGCATTATCCCTACACCACCAAATATCAAAATGTTTTCTTTCAAATAATTCAGGGTGGTTGTACCACATCAAAGTCATAACATTTTCCTCATGTGGTAAACCTTTATCTTCCGACATTATTTTACTCGTATAGTCTTCGAACAAGTTAACAATCTCATCCCATTTGGATTTATGTCCGCCAAAAAGTCCACCTATGATATGTATAGACCTATCATATTCTTTATACCACTTCGCATCTACAGTTCCCGACCAATAATTCATCACGTTTTCTTTTCCCAATATCAAGAACTTTTCTTTTGTATCTTCAATTACATTTTTTAGAAAATCATTATTGAAAAGGGTGCTCTCGTAATATCTCGCAGTCATATGTTCACTCTTGAGATATTTCAAAGGTATCAACCCGCAATGTGATAATCCAGCGTCAATCCAATAATAATAGTCATATGATTTATCCTCATTCCACCACCAATGGAACTTACAATATTGGATTTCTATACATCTGTCTCCTTTTTTGATATCCTCAACAACTTTGTATTGGTTAATTAAATCTTTGAACTTTGTATTTGAGATATCGAAAACTTTGAACTTCAATTTTGAGGAGTCAATAGAATGTTCTTCGTAAAAAAATCTTTTAAGAGAATCTATTTCTCTTTCGGAAGTATAACAGAGAAAGTCCGCATCTGTCATTTTTAGAAGTGATAATAAACTGAATCTATAGTGACCACCCCTGTTTGGTCTACCTCCAAACTCCGTTCCATATAAATCACTGTATATTGAAGTAATAAACTTAACTGACATAATAAAAATCTTTATATTCTTTTTTTCTTTTCATTTCCATGACTCTTCCTTCATCCATAAACTCATTGGGTATTTTAACCTCAGTCCACCTGTTCCAATTATATGTTTGAAGATACCAATTACCATACATACCTTCAGAAATATTAGAATATCCCGCCTTTTGTGGTGCTATCGGTAAAATAGGACAATAACTTTGTTTGTTTTGAACAATAAACTTCCACGTAAAATCATCTAACGCATGGAAGAAATCACCACTTGAAAACCCTGTGAGAGCAATGTCAAACATTTCATCATATATCGATTGGTCATAAATAATCATGTTCGCGGCGTATATACCACGGGCATCTTCAGGTGCAGGCGGTGTATTCGTCATATCAAGTAATAATGGATATTTGTCAGATATTTTTATCTCGCGGTTCTGTGTAGGTGCCAAATTAAAAATTGCATACTCCAAATTAGGATATTCGGATTCTATTTTATCCAATAAACTATTTGCATACGGCATCACAGAACAATCGTCCTCGATAATCATAACTTGAGGGTAATTTCTTTCTTTAGCAATTTTTATTATCTCTAAAGTAGAGCGAGTTATTCCCATGTATGAATTGGTATCAATTCCTGAAAATCTTTCCCATTCCCAACCCAAATAGGAAAGCTCAAAAGTAATACTTTCGAGTCTATCAACCCTTCTATCCAAATTGACAACAAACTTAGGTATATCTTTAAACTTCATTAACTTACGTGATTATGGGTTAATTGACCTGTTAATCTATCACACCAGCCTTTAGATTCTGAGTGAGGCCAAACCACCCAATACTTAGGCAATACAGTAGTTGGAAACTCTCTCCAAATTTTACAATACTTATCAGGGTCTCTCATAAATCCTGCGATTTCATTTTTATCTGCATCTTTTCTGAACAAGGTTTGGTCATCAGGTCCGTGAAATGCGACAACCCAAAAATCATAATCTTTTTCAGGAACACTTGGGTATCCCACGTCAATACAATGTTTGAATATTGTAGAAAAACTTTTTTTCCAATCTTCTTCGTTCTCAATTCTTGGACTTGGTGGATATTTTTTATCAATACAATTTTGGTCTACTGCTCTTTTTTCAAATAATAATCCAGAATATCTTTCATATTCCCTAAGGGTTCTGACTGTTCCGAAACCATAAGGACCATCATGACCCTCTTGTTTTTCTCCATCCATTCCGAATAACTTTCTATTTGTTAAATGAGAATGTTTATTTTTGTCTCCCCATGTTTTGTCATCGTCCCATTGTTTAGTTCTACCTTTTCTAGTATACTCATGATATACGATTGGAAGGTGTGGATGGAACAAATCATAACCCCAAGTGTATGCTCTTGCGGCAATTGAAATCTCTTCACCGTGGAAATAATACTCAGGATTGTGTTGTACCTCTTTTGAGAAAGCACCGATTGTAAAACAAAAGTGTGCCGAGTAAAATCTTGCAGGTACGGGTTTTGTCATTTCTCCCCAACCTGGTATTGTCTCGGGTAAGAAGAATACTGCTCCTTCAGGTATAAATCTATCAAATACCATTCTCCACGCATCTTGTGCTCTACCCGCAGGGTCATTCTCAGGGTCAAAAGAGGGTACATAACCCGTAAGTAGAGGTTTTTTATACCCGTCTTTTTGTAGACCCTTTATCATATTGATTAGGATTTCATCCCAATCTTTAACAAACCTCATATGAGAATCAATTTGCATTGTATATTTCTCACCTTTGTATAATTGTTGCACTAAATGTCTTGCCCAACAAACACCTTTCGCTTCTTGGTATGGAATATCTAATATTCTAAATCTTTTATCTTTTTTATACTCGTCTAAGTTATCAAACCCGTCTTTTTCAGAGTATTGTCTTGCAATACCTAAAACCAAGTTTTCAGGTTTTTTTGCATTTTTTAACATATCTTCAATTGTTGGAATCAATTGTGGGTCTCTATAACTTGCAATTTGTACAAATATTTTCATTACATTTTTTTTTAAAAATAAAAAACCCTCCATTAAAGTGGAGGGTTCTTTTAAAAATGATAATTAAATTCTGAATTAACAAGGGACACTTCCTGTAATTTGACCTAAATCACCTGTCACTGAGTAAGCAAAAGTACCATTTGAGTAGTAACCATTAGGTACTGGGTTGGTTGTTTCAATATTTGTGTACAGGAATTCTCCCACGTTTGGACCTGGTCCGCCAGATGCTGGCGCGTAAATGTTTACTGGTGATGACACATAGTTAATACAAGCATCGTTCGCAGTAGCGCCAGTTCCTAACGAATATACGTAGTGACTTCTTGTAGGAGTTGGAGATGGTGTGTTAGTAGGTGTTGGTGTATTGGTTGTAGTGTTTGTTGGAGTTTGCGTATTAGTTGTGGTGTTTGTTGGTGTATTAGTTGGTGTTGGTGTATTAGTCGCAGTGTTTGTTGGGGTTTGCGTATTAGTCGCAGTGTTTGTTGGGGTTTGCGTATTAGTCGCAGTGTTTGTTGGTGTATTAGTTGGTGTTGATGTATTAGTCGCAGTGTTTGTTGGGGTTTGCGTATTAGTTGGTGTTGGTGTTAATGTAGGACACAAAATATAGTCAACAATAGCACCCGATGAATTTAACTCAACAACAAGGTTGTTGTATTCGTAGTAACCCTGCATATTAACCGTAACAGGTCCCGTCGCAGAATTATAGAATTGTACATTTTCATCAAATATTGATTCAACCCCATAAATTGTTGTAGACCCATATAATTCAGAACAAGCTTCCAATTCAGTAAGTCCCGAAAACACTGAGAATGCGGTCCTTGTCGGACTTGTTGGAGATGGTGTC